ACCAGTAGTCCAACCAGTAGTAGTTGGAGCAGGCATCTGAGGAATTACATAATCTGTAGAATCATCAGGATTGTCTTGCTCACCATTAAATCGCTGCCAGTTATCCCAAACTAAACGATAAGGAATAGCAAAAAAGAAAGTCTCCATAAATAAATTATCCATAATAGGAAAGATAGGAGTAGCTAACCTAGCAAACGCAGTCATACTCAAATTAAAAGTATCACCTGGCAATGCTTCATCTACAAAAATTGGAATTAAATAACCCTCGTTAAACGTGGTCTTATGACCACACGAACGGTTAAAAGAAGAACGAGGAATATTCGCTTGGGGCGAACGGGCAAAATGTCCAACATTACGTGATTGGACAGAGGGTAATCTACCTCTACTCATATAAAATATCTCCTAAAAACTTTAGAAACCTTGAGGCGGGTAAACCAACGTTTACACCTCACATTAATTAATATAAAACTCATCATCTACAATCTACTATAGGCTTAAGCTGGGGGAACCAGTCCCCCCAGACCCCCCGTAATAGTCTAGCGACCATTTTCCTGACGTCAGGAAAATGGTCTCCAAATTAAAGTAAACAAAAAAATTAATCTTGTCTAACAAATTCTAACGCTAAACCTAAACTTATCGGAGTAGAATGCGTAACAAATTGAGCTGTAGAATCATCATACGTACCTAACTCAAAAAGTGTAAAATCACTTGGATGTTTATTAAACGTATGGTTAACATCATTAACAGAATCAGAAAACAAACGAAGCGCTGCACCCTTAGCTGGTTGAAAAAAAGGTGGCATATAAGCTTCTGTCTTAGAATCATATACAGTATAAACTCGCATTAACATAATTAAATCTCCATAGAACGTGATAATTGTCTAAACTTTGCCTGACGGCAAATCTCTCTATCCTTCAAACGACGATAGGTAGCATCACGAGCGAAAGAATCCGCTCGAGCAGTACGAGCAGCTTTAATCTGCTCTAACATAAGAGGATTAACATCCTCTAAAATCTTATCATAAAAACGAGGAGGCTTACATTTATACCCTCTAATAATCATAAAATCAGAAGGATATATATCTTTCTTAAATTGATCATATAAACCTCGCCCTATACCAGGACGGCGAGACATAGTCGCAAACTCTGGAAGTTTGTCTCCATAATACTCCTTAGATCCAGGACCAGTAATCTTCTTGGTACAATAACGAGCTACATATGCAGCAGACTCGAAAGACATAGCACCAATAGTACAATGACCTTTATCCCAAAGGGAATCCAAAATCTTAGAAGTAAACAACGGTTCAGTACGCTTACGATGAAACCTAATCTTATCAGGGAAATCAAAGCCAAAAATAACAGCATGATAATGAGGACGAGATAATTGATCTCCATATTCACCACACATATAATAACGAATTTTAGAATCAGGGAATTTCTTACGAAGCCTCTTCATAAATAATTGAAAATCTCTCTTATTGAGAGAACCACTCTTAGGAAGATGCTTATCAGAATAAGTCAAAGTAATAAAACAATTGTCCTCATGAAGCTTTGCTTCATGGACACAACGAAGAGCCCATTGACGAGAACGCTCTAAACGACATCCTATACAACGACCACACGGAATAGAAATACCATCAGGATTAGCAGATAAAACATCACTCTTACCAGACTTAAACCATTGATATCTTTGATTAGAAAAAGTAACTTTACGAGAACCACTATGAGTAACCGTAAAAAAACCTTGCAATGGAGCATAACATGGCATATAATAACCTCACATATATAAAAACTCTCATAGAAAGCCGGCCGTAAACCGGCTTTCACTCTTTAAGCAAAACTTAAAAATTAAATACGAAATCCACCACGCATAGGCGATTGGTGAAAATTCTTATGATGAACATAACTAGCTGTACGAGAAAACAAACGTTTACTCTTACGACGACTCATACCTCTACGACGTCTCATCTAAACCTCCTACGAGATCTACGACCTCTAACATAACTTAACCTAGAACGTCTACGACGCTTAAACATAATAACCTCCGGTACTAGAGACCATAACGGTGAAATCACCGATATGGTCAAAACATAACATAACATAAAAACTAACACAACATAAAGTTGGTGTCAGTCAGCACACTTGTATCAAGTATATACGTGTGCTTCCTTTAAAGAATCTTAGGTAGCCTCCTTAGATTCAGGGGCTTGAGAAATAGAAGAAGAAGAAGAGGGATTAGAAGAAATAAGCCCCAATTGAATCGCTTCATCTCGATTGCGCTCATCCGCCAAAAAGGCTAATAAATGTTCGGGGTTGTTTTCAAACCTCGAACGTAATTTTGACGGCATGGCGTCAAAAAGCTCGTTAGCAGCTTCAATAGTCTGAAGAGCCTCCTGATAGTCGGGCACCTGCGAAACATCGCCAAAACGGCCAGAAACCTGTCCTTGATACTGCGCAAGAAAATCAACGCCCATCTGACGATTATAACTAGCTAAAATGTTATTGATATCACATTCAGCTTTGAACTCTTGCTTAGTAAGAGAATCGCCTTCGAAATGCTTTTGCACTCGAGGCTTAACTGAGTAGGCCGTAATAAACGGCAATTCATATTGAACATGTTCCATATAAAAAAATCCTTATAAATTAACGTTGTAAACCATAATAAGCACGATTTGGACCGGCAACTTGAGCCTTCAAATCAAAACTAGGGCGCTTTGCTGAATTACCATCAGCATATGACTTAAGTCTCCACTTCATGTTATCCATAAAATCACTTAACGCCCTATAAGCAGATCCCTCAACTTCATGTTTCGGCATATCTAAACCTAACTTTTCAGCTTGTAACATCTGTGAAGCAGTATTAGCAGCGTTGAGGTCCGCTTGCGAACCTAACACACGATTCTGCTCTTGCAGATTCTTAACCTCGGCATAACCTCGTGCAGTATCCAACGCTGAATTAGCAGCAGAACCAACAACGTTCTGCATAGTAGCGGTAGAACCTGATGGGGTACTTGCGCCCCCATGAGAATAAGCCAAAATTGGATTAAGACCAGCAGCGGCCATATCGGCCATAGCACGCTGATAAGCAGTAGAACTCATACGTTCTTGAAAACGCATTTGCTCTCGAGACATTCGCTGATTAGCTTTATTGGTACTATGTGTACCATAAGCATTTAAGCCGGCGCTAGCGCCGGCAGCAGCTGCCATGTATAAAGGAATAGGCATAAAAACTCCTAGAAATGGTCTACTAAACCAGGAACACTATAAACAGGCATAGGTCTAACACACTTAAGTCTAAAATACGAATCGAATATAAAATCAGGTTGAGAAGTAACAGCTTTAACACGTGTCATAGGTGCATCCTCAACTATAAATGATCCATTCAATACAGGTAAAGAAGAAAAGTCTTGTGCAAGATGCCAAGAATCTAAGGTACCAGCAGCAGAAGAGCGGAATAAACCAGTAATCTGTGATGGTTTATAACGATATTCAGCATAACGCTCTTGATAACCAAAAACATCCGTATCATCAGAAGTGCCTTGAGCATATATCTCTTGATTGAGAACAGCTTGCTCACCAATATGTGAAAGAGCAGGCCAATAAAAATCAAAACGAGTAGATCTAGACCACATACGATTAATACCTTGCTGATAATTCAAATCAGCACGAGTAGTAACAAGACCTAAAATCAAACAATGTTCAGTAAATGACTTAACAAATCCATTATGATTAATAGAACAAACACCATACGCAGCAAGATTACCTTGAGGAGTAGTAACATCTGTAGAACTAGTCTGGACAACCGGATTAACAAAAACAGGTGTAGAACCACCACCTAAATATTCAGTACGCTGTAAACGAGCATCAGGAGAAATAACACCAAAATGACTACGAATAATCTCAGTATAACGAGTACCGCCACGGGCGTCACGTTCATATAACTTCTGAGTCTGAAACGCTTGACGCAAACTATTAATAGTTGCGGCAGAAGCAGCAGACAAATCAGCATAAATACCAGGGTAACCAGAATTATTAGGGTCTTGCTCAACAACAAAATTCATACCTCCTGCAGAACCAATTGTTCTGCCACTAGCATAAGAAGTGGTAGAAGAAGCGCCAGTTTCATAAACTGTAGCAATTGCTGCGCCCCAACTCTGATCAGTCTTACCAATACCGATAACCGGTGCAGATGTACCTAATGGCAAATCAACAGCAGGGCCTTTCTGAGGCCAGGGAAGGCATGAAGTAAAATAATCATGACGCTTACCGCGTCTTAATATATTAAAAGATCCAGGTGTATCAGGACCATCACCAGTAGGGACAAATTGAGAATTCTGAAGATTCTCATCACGAAACCACTGATTATAAACTAAATTATAGGCGCGAAACCAAAGAGCAGAAGTAGAAATATTATCAACTCCAGTAGGTAAACCAAAGTAATCTCCAAGAGAGCCAGTAGTC